TAACTGTTTCTGTCAGCAGCATCGAGGTAGAGTTGTATTCCACTCGTCACGATCTTAGGTCCGCGATAGAATGCCATTAGATTCCGTACCTCCCCCTCAGAGAGTTGTAGTTTTGTTGTACCTCAGCAGCAGACAACTCTCTGTTGTATATCCTCACCACAGCAATGTTGCCCACGAAGAAGAAGGTGTCCGCCTGTCGACGAGTCCCTATGTTCAACGTGAAACCATTTCCACCGAACTGTGTTGTTTGGTCTCCAACTCTTGTGACCAAAGAGTTTGGAACTTGAACTCCGTTCATGAAGTGGTTCGTGGTGGTAGAAGTGTTTCTGGTAAAGACGTAGTGTCTCCACGTGGAGTCTGTGTAGTCACTGTAGGAACCGTTCGATCCTGTTTTTGAGACGTAAGATAAAGGATTCCCATCACTGTTCCAGAACGCGTATATCGTAGATCCGTCGTTCATGTTGATCTGGAATGAATTCGTAGAAGATCCTGCGTTAGAAAGACCAAGTATATACACCAGCGCGCTCGCCGATGTAGCTTTGAACATCATTTCTATGGTGCAGTTATTAAGAGCGTTCGAGAAAGGAATAGAAACGTAGTCGTTTGTTCCGTCGAAGACCAACGTTCCTGATCTTTCATTGGTGTAGGTTACTCCATTATTTAGCGTACCAACTCTCCCGTTGCCGCTGACGTCTATCCATGAAGTACCGGTTCCTGGATAACTAATTCTATCTGCAGCGTCAAGAGTGAATATGAGACCTGACGTGATTGCCTTTGGACCCCCAAGAGTGCTCATCTATTCGACCTCTCTCGTAAAGTTTCGCGTATAGACACTTGTAATTGTCTTCTCATGTTCTTCTCATCTAATTATACTTAGCAAGCAGGAAGGTCCTATAATCATACAACATGCCATTGTCACAGCTCAAGAACGTTAATTTTGGAAGAAGCCGCCTCAATGCTACAGGTTCTACAGGTGTAGGTTATCAGCTTCTCGACACTGCGGGCTCTGTAGTTTCTTCACGTACTACGACGGGAGTTTATCAGACAGCACCTGGCATCTATGCAGCGTATGTTTCCTTTCCAGACAGCTTCAGAGGACAAGTTCTCTGGGATACAGGAACTGCTTTCCTTACGGCTTCCTACGCAACTGAGCAGTACAACTACGAGGAGAACAATCCGAAGGTCGATTTGACCTACAACGTCGTTACCTCCATGACGGGTACACTCAATTCCATCTACGACATTCAGTACGGACGTTGGCGTATCGTGGGTGATCAAATGATCTTCTACAAAGATGACAATGCCACTGAAGTCGTTCGCTTCAATCTCTTCGATGATGCAGGCAATCCAACGATGGACGCTGTGTTCGAGAGAGTCAAGGTCTAATGACCATCGGCAACCGCATCGTCACGCGAGGAATGGGTCCAAACCGCGGCGGTGTGGTGGGTCGCGCCTCGATGGTTGTGATGGGATACGGTGGATTCTTTCGCGAGATAAAGAAGCAGGCGATTAGAATTTATCGAGCAGGACAGAGCGGAACTAAAAGAGCCCTCCAAGAACTACAGGAGGTCATGGTTTGGGCCAAGCTGATCAGGATAAATGACGAGAAACCAGCCATTCCTATCCAGGGTTCGATTAAAGTGAGAATATCCAAGACCTCTGAGATAGCTGCTGTCCTCGTCGGTAGAGCTAGAGTCCGAGTGAGGGAGGCGTGGGAAGACCTCAAGATCACGGTAAAGAGGATAAAGTGAGTGATATGTATCTCCGATGGAACCGCTGACTGAAACAATCGAACTGGACCTTGAAGAATCAAACGATTTGACTTTTAAGATCAAGATGGAGGGAACCGCCATGGCACCTGCCAAGGTGAGACTAGTCTGTGAGAACGAAGACTTCGCCTACATGTTCAACGGTTACGGAACCGGAGAGGATGAGGTGGTTCAGTTCACTCTCCCGCGGATGGACAAGAAGATCAATGAAGGAACCTACAACGCGCGCGTCGAGGTCCTCGTGGACAATAGGTACTTCGCTCCACTGCAGTTCCAGATAAATTTCAAGAAGACACTCTCTGTGGTCGCCGAGGCAATCCAAGTCGTGAAGAAGGTCACAAAACCAGAGGTTACTGTTACAGCAACGCCTGTTATTGCTGCCAAACCTGCTACACCTGCTCCCTCGACAATCAAATTCGAGCAGAAGCCTGCTACAGTCAAGACTGTCACAGAGTCTTCGGAGCCTCAGAAGATACAGATCGAGCAGCCACCTAAACCTGGTTCACTCAAGGACGCCTTTATCAAGAAGAGCTCTCCTCTTCCCAATTCTCTTAAAGAGAAATTCAGTAAATGAGCGAAGAAGAGACACTTCTCAGAGAGATGATCACTGAGATCATCAGGAAGTGTGGAGAAAAGTGGTGTCTCTATACGAAGAGCAAGAAAGGTGGAAAGAGGCGCCGTCTTGGAGCTCACAGTAATAGAGCAGGAGCAGAACGCCAGGAGCGGGCCATAAAAGCGAGCGGCGGGTGAGACCAAATCACCTTCGAATACATACTTATCATCCAGGACAGGTGTGATTCATGGCCACTTTCACTACGACGGTATCTCCAACTCCGTTCGGTATATTTGACTCTGATGTAGACTTTCAGTCTGAGGCAGACTCTATGGTCGTATATGTCAAGAGGAAGCTCGGCGACGACGTTCTTTCTGTTGAGCTCACAAAGAAAGAAATTTGGGCGTGCTTTGAAGAAGCCACGATGGAATATTCACGCCTCTTACTAGAAACTAAGATAGTCTCTGAGCTTACTAACGTCCTCGGAATCGCAACGGGTTCAGTTGATCTCACCAACAAGTATGCGCAGCGTTCTCTTGAATACATGCTGAGAATGGCAGAACCATATGCGACTAACGCATTTGTGGGCGGGTCGGAAAACGCAATATTCGGATATTTCGACCTAGTATCTGGTCAGCAAGATTATGACATTTATAACGACCTCAAGGACGTAGTCAGCGGCAGTAACGTATACAATAATCTCACGCAGAAAGGAAAGCTCCGCGTGGTGGAGCTCTTCCACGTAGAACCTCTTGCAGCTCAGCACTTCCTCCTCAACGCGAGTAACATCACTAACTTCCTCGCAACCAATTTCAACTACGAATCCTATGTAAACTCCTCCATCTTTTACGTCCTCCCCATCTTCGAGGACGTCCTCAGGAGAGGCATGTTGGAGTCCGCCTTCAGGGTGAGGAGGTCACACTACTCATATGAGATCATGGGAAGCAAATTGAGGATTTATCCTATTCCGTTTACTGATCTACAGATTGGAAAACTTTACTGTAAAGTTTTACCTCCACAGAATCCCTACCTTCCTACTGGAATAGGTTCAAACGATCAGACTATATACGGCGTTTCTGGACCTCACAACATGCCGCTCTCTAATCTTCCATTCAGGACAATAAATCAGCCTGGACGTCAGTGGATTAGACAATACACACTCGCCCTTGCCAAGGAATTACTCGGCCTAATTAGATCCAAATTCCAAAACATACCCATTCCAAATGCTGACCTTCAGCTCAATGGTGAAGCTTTAATATCTCAAGCTCGCGAGGACAAAGACAGGCTTCAGACTCAAATGAAGGATTTCTTATCTCAGCTGACCCATCAGAAGTTGCTTGAGGCAGATGCTGCCGCGGCAGAATCTCTCAATAAACAGCTTCGCTACGTGCCCATGCCGAAGGGATCAGCTATTACGATCGGATGATGAACCATGGCAAGACTATTCATCACTCCCAGAGAGTTAAACTTTATATCTGACATCACTAAAGAACTCATAAAAGACGTGGTCGGTCAGAAGGTCTATTATTATCCCATCTCAGAGATAAAGACTAAGACACACGGCATCTACAACGAGGCTTTGAGAAAAGTCTACGACAATCCAATTGCGCTCGATGCCCTCGTTGATAACAACTTCCAGAACGACACCAAGATTGATAAGTTTGGAGTCGACGCACAATATAAAGTTGAGGTCTACTTACAACACCGCGATCTTGTCGACAAGGGAATAAACGTAGCCATTGGCGACTTTTTCTCCTTCTCTGACGTCTTTTACGAGGTAACTGAGCGTGTCTTCATGAGGAACATCTATGGCATGCCTGAGCACAAAGACGGTGTAAAGCTTGTAGGTGTCAAGGCCCGCGAAGGACTCTTTACAGCGCCTCTCATTGGCCCTACAGACATCAGATACACAGATGCAGATGCAGTTCAAGAGACATTTGTTCAGCAAAGAGGAACTTCTCTCGATCAAGACGGTAATCCTACGGGAGACAAGAGAGACTTGGTAGAGAACGGTGTGTTGGATTCTCCATTGACCGGTCCAAAAGAAGTGTCAAGCAAAGGCGATCCAGACGACGTCGGAAGTGCCTTCTACGATGAATGAGGTGCTGTATGTCTACACGCTTTAAGAATAATTCAGAGAAAAACTATCAACAGTCACCTCTTCCAACTGGTTACGAAAATTCCAATGGAATACCTGACTTAAGCATTCCTTCTTGTGGCGTCGAGGACGTCGACATCGCAATGTTTAATCTCTTCGACAAAGAAGTTTCTGCACAGTATGGCGGAATTGATTCTGCGCCTCTCAAGAAGGTCCCGGTTATTTTTGCTGCAGGTGAGAAGTGGGCGCTATTGAAAAAAGGCAGGTTGCTTAGAGACAAAACTAACACCCTTCTCCTCCCACTCATAACCATAATGAGGACAGAGTTAAATCAGACGATGAGTGACGACGTCGTAGGACGTGGCATAAATCAGCAAATGGGCGAACTGACGGTAAAGAGAAGACTCGACAAGACTGATAGGAACTACCAGAATCTGATCAATAGACTTTTTCTTCCTAACCAAGAAGGATTATCAGAATCTGTTCCTGAAGGTCGCCTGTATACCGACAGGACAGTGGGACAGCTGAAGAACACACAAGCTGTCAAAGACGGAGCATACCTCACACCCAACAGACTCAACAACGTCTATGAGACTATCGTTGTTCCCATGCCTCAGTTCTACACTGTCAAATATGAGGTGACGATATGGACACAGTACACACAACATACCAATCAAATAGTGGAAAAAGTATTTGGGTCCCTTCTTCCTCAGGCACAGTCTTGGAGACTTGATACCCCCAAAGGTTATTGGTTCGTCGCGAAAGTGGATGACGGATCTTTTTCTATAGAGACCAACTTTGACGACATGTCACAGCAGGAGAGGTACATAAAGAACACATTCACTGTGAGCGTTCCTGCATACTTTTTCGCCACAAAGTCTCCAGGCGCTCCTGTTCCAATAAAACGCTACGTGTCGTCTCCTATGATTTACTTTGACGTTGGAGTTACCGATCTTTCTTCAGCAGAACAAGGTTCCGAGTACATTTTAGGATCCGATGATCCAACCTTACCTATGGACACTCAGAACAATAACAGGCCAGATCAGCGCTCTGTCGGATGGAGAACACAGAAAGTCTATCCAGTCTTGCAGGATGTCAGAGATCCTGTAGCTGACTCATCCGACCCAGCTTCGAAGACGCTTCCAAGAGGTCACTCTGTCAAAGTGGTAAGCATAAATTCCAAAGGAGAGACTGTCTATTCAGGCGCACACCTTGACGGTCTCGAAATTGTAGTTACAAAGTAATGCTTCCTGACTTTGTTAGTGATAGTTATGCGAAGAATCACTGACTGAAGGAGATTAGATAATGGCCGAGCAGACTTTTAAGGCGCCAAACTTTTACGAGCGTGAGATCGACCTTTCCGCGCCGAGCATCACAGGACCTGTGGGCGTCCCAGCAGCCGTGATCGGTACCTCCAACAAGGGACCCGCCTTCGTTCCTGTCACCGTCGCCAACTTCGATGAGTTCATTCAAGTGTTCGGCGACTTAGACACCAAGCAGTTTGGACCGTACGCAGTGAATGAGTTCCTCAAGCATCGATCTGCTCTCACATACATCAGAGTTCTCGGAGCCGGCGCCAATTCGACTTCTGCTGACCTGGACAAGACTCTCAACTATGGATACGTCAAGAACGCCGGATTCTCACTCGCCGGAGTTTCACCTGCCGTCTCAGGAGACGCACGTCATACTGGACTAGTTCAGTTCCTCGTTGGAACTCACACTTTGGAATCAAACGGTTCACTTGGCATGCCAATGTTCGGCGACAACGATACAATCGCTGGACAATCTACGGTCAACCTCGTTAGAGGATTGCTGATGACACCGAGCACAGCAAGAATGATGGTTCTTTCAAGTTCCATAACGACCGCTACTTTTGGCCCATCAGTAAACGACGACACTGCAGCTGATGCAAACGGTAAGTTTAAGATTGTAATCTCTTCCTCACTGGGAAGTAGTTTTTCAACATCAGATGGCGCCCCCGGCATCAAGATTCTTACTGCTTCTTTTGATCCCTCAGACAAAGACTACTTCGCTAAAGTTCTCAATAGAGACCCTGATAAGTTTGTTCAAGAGCAGCATTACCTCCACGGAGACTTTGCAGTCGACGTTAACGTAGCTTCAGTCAGGAATGAGGGAAGAGTTGCTTTCCTCTCGGGATCTTCTAATGTCACAGTGAATGGGGATAATAAGACATTCAGGGAAGTCTTTGGAAGATATGACTCGAGATACACGGCACCTCAGACAAGCTACTTCATCTCTCAGCCATTCGGCAAGACTGAGTATGACCTCTTCAAGTTCGAGGCTCTCGATGACGGTGAGTATGCTAACAGTCTCTATAAGATCTCCATCAGCAACATTAAAGCGTCGACGAATCCTGCTAACAAGTACGGTACCTTCAACGTTCAGATCCGCGACTGGAATGACACAGACACCAACCCAGTAGTAATCGAACAATTCACCAACTGTTCCTTGGATCCAAATTCTGAGAATTACGTTGCGAAGCTCGTGGGCGACAGAAAGGTGTTCTTCAACTTCGACGCCATCAATCCCACAGAGAAGCGCCTCGTAGCGACAGGCAAGTATCCCAATAACTCCAGGTTCGTTAGAATAACAATGAACTCTGACATTGAGGCAGGAAACGTTCCCGCGGAAGCTCTTCCCTTTGGATTCAAGGGTCCTGAAGTTCTCAACGTAAATCCCAACACGAAGGTTACAGATGCTTTGTCTTCGACAAATTCAAGACTCTACGGACAGCTTTCTGTTCTTCACGTAACAAGCTCTTTCATGCCTCCTGTGCCCCATAGGTTTAAGGTTACAAGAGGAGAGATTTCCCCAACACAAGATTTCGTCGGTCAGCCTGGTATAAAAGAACAGGCGAACGTTTCCTACTACTGGGGCGTTAAGTTTGAGAGATCAAGCACGTCTTCTTCTCCAACTTCGACAGACGTTCTCAACCCTAACGTTGTTAACGAGAAGAACCCACTCCTTGAGTCGTTGACTAAGTTCGTTGGAATCAAGAAGATGGATTCGCTTGTTACAGGATCCACAGCTGACGAACTACACAACAACAAGTTCTCGCTTGCTAAGGTGGCTCTCTTCAACACTTCTCTCACTGATTTGACAAGCTCTGTCAACAATCATATGAAGGAAGCGGCTTACATCAGAAACGCGAAGATCGACTCGACGGACTACAAGTGGACTGATCCTACAGTTGGATCTGGAAATCCAAGAAGAATCACATTCGCAACTCTCTTGGCATCTGGATCGGCCTCTACTTTCAACAGGTTCTCGGCATATGCCAAGTTCACAAACTTCATGTACGGTGGATTCGACGGAACTAACTTCTTGAATAGAGACACACGTCGTCTCAACGACAAATCGGTTTCTTTCGACACCGGCGGCGGAGCAGAAGTCACATCTGTGAGCGGTTTCACTGGTCTCACTCCTTCCAACCCGTCAGGTTTGGATATTAACAACAATGGCGTCAAGTCTTACTTACAGGCTGCAGATCTTGTTACCAATCCGCTTGAAGCAAACAACAACCTTCTTGTGATTCCTGGCATCAAAGAGCCTTACATCACTGATCAAGTGATGAACAAGGTGAGAGACTATGGTCTTTCCATGTACGTTATGGATGTACCTTCATATGACGACAATGGAAACAGACTGTATGATGACTCAGTGGCCAAGCCTAACATCTCTCAGACTGCGAATAAGTTTGACACACGCTCCATAGACAACAACTATGCTGCAGTTTACTACCCTGACGTCTTTATCGATGATGCTTCGAACCGTCGAAAAGTAAAGGTACCAGCTTCAGTAGCAGCTGCTGGAGCTCTCGCCTTTAACGACAGAGTCTCCTATCCGTGGTTCGCTCCCGCGGGCTTCAACCGCGCAGCTCTCGACTTCGTGAGCAATGTCTCTGTCAGATTAAACAGCTCAGACAAGGACAGGCTCTATGAGTCACGCATCAACCCTATTGCAACCTTCCCGAGACTCGGTTATGTGATCTATGGACAGAAGACGCTACAGATCAACAAGTCTGCACTCGACAGAGTCAACGTCCGTAGATTGATGCTCGAGATTAAGAGAATCATCATTGACATTGCACAGAGAATTGTGTTCGAACAGAACACACCTACTGTCAGAAACAAGTTCGTTGCAGACGCCTCCTTCCAGCTCAGCCTCATTCAGGCACAAGCAGGTGTA